AAAATAAAAGAAATAATAGATTTAATTAAATTATCCATAGAACTAACACTTTTATCTGTTGAAAGTGAAAGCGAAAGCATTGCGGAAGAAAAGGCATTTGTATTTGTGGACCCGGGCATTAGCTTGTCAACAAAACCGCCAAAGCTTTTATTTACGTTTTCAAGGCTTTCGGCACGCATTTTATCCATTCGTAAAATGGGTTCCATCGCTAAAGCTTCTTGTTTTTTTAATTCGTTTATTAGCTTTTGCGCTTCTGCTTCTTTTTGTTTTAAAGCAAATACTTTAAGCTCATCAGACAAAATTGCTTCTTTAATTTTTTTTAATTCGGTTTCTGTTTCAGCTAATTCATAATTTTTTTTTGCTATTTCCGCTTTTATTTCATTTGTTTGTTGAAGCAAATCTGCGTTTGTTGTTAAAAAAATAGCGTGCTGCCCAATTATTTCACTCTCTTCTTCGGTTAATTTAATATTATTTTTTTGTTTTTCTTCTATTTGTAAAATTGTTTCAAGCAAAATTTCTGCTTCGCCAGCGCTTGCGCCACCAGCCTCGTAAGAACTTTTTAAAATTGTTTTATATTGTTCATTAAACCCTATTAATTCGTTCTTTAATTTTTCGATTTGTGCAGGTTTAAAATTGTTAATTTTTTCTGTTAGTTGTTCTATCGAATCATCTTCGATAATTGTAGTAAATAAGTCTTCGTACTTTGTTTTAAGCTCGCCTAAGCTATCTTTTTGGCTATTAAAAACTTTTTTATATTCTTCATTAGCGGCTTTCTGCTGGGCAACCAGAGTTTCTTCTTGAGATACTATATCCCTAATAGATCTTTCTGCTGATTCAGCAAGAGTTGAATAAGCCGATTTTAAATCTGTTATATATTTTTGAAATGTTTCAAATTCAATTTTTGACCCTTCTCTAGCAGCTCTAACTCCTCCAACAAGTTTTTCTTGCATTTCTTTAGCGGTGCCAACCGAACCTTCTTTTATAGCAGCTTGAATGGCTTTAAATCTTTCTTCAAATTCTTTAAGACTTAGCGTAAGCGCTTCAACGCTAGCAGCGCTTAATTGCGCTCCGCTAGCTAATGCGGCTGGCGAGCTTGGAGTAGCTGGCGTTGCGCTTCCGGCTGGAGTGGTTGGATCTGCCATAATGTTTCCTCAAATAGACTTACAATATAATTATCAATAAAATAAAAAAGTGGGTCTAAAAAGACCCACCGATTTATTCTTTAGAGTTTTTCTTTGCTGCTTCGGCTTCGTCTTTAAATTGTTTAGCTAACCTTTCAGAAAACCAATTACGTAAACCAATAGGCAAATTATATAATTCAGTAAAAGACCAACCGCCATGATACTTTAAAGAAAATATTTGTTCATAAATTGCTTTAGAGTAGCCATCACTTAGGCCAAAAAAATTCTTGCGTGAACGGCACCTCCACCTCCTGCTCCGAGATGCAAGAGCCGCAAGTGTATTTTTTTTCAATTTTAACGTTTGGTATTAGTTTTTGATAAACGTTGCGTAAATGTTTCGCGTCAAACGCTGGCATCAGTGCTATGCCGTCACTTAGCATCTTAGGATCAGCTACACCGTTTATTGATTGTATGATAAATGAAAGCTGTTCGCCAAGCGTAATTTCTGCTTGCGCGTCCTTTTTGCGTTTTGTTTCTAGGTAGGTTAGCAGAGTTGTTTCATCGCGACCGGTTAGCAAACGGCATTCTGCATTCCAGCCTGTTTTTGGGAGGGGGATGATAACATTACCATTCGGTAGGCGTTCGTGTTTTAACTTCTCGTCCAATTGCGCTTGTTGCTCAAGTATTTCCGCATCAGCAACATAAACTTCGGTTAGCGATATATTATGTAGTGATTTATTACCGCACTCAAGGCAAACAATCGAAACATCATACTCTGGTCCATATGCACTGATACGGGCTGCGATCATAATTGCATTTTTATCGCCAACTAGCAGGCTATCGGCTTTTATACTTTTATCTAACACAAGCGATTCAATAAGCCTATCAATAACAACGCCTTTTTTAATTAGCGATTTGTTTGTTAGGATATCTTCCTCTTTTGTTGTCATCTGTTTTATTTCAACAGACTCTTTTCCATGCATAGGATGCTCTGGTGCGTAATACTTTCCTCTTGACGGCAAATCAACAAATTCTGTTGGATTTACGAAACTTAAGCCTGCATCTGGTTTTAGTAATTCTGGTGGCGCTTCCGCGCCGGTTTGCTGACGTAATTGTTCAAAACGGTCTTCTAGTGCTGTTTTCATGTGTTATTCGCTTTCTGGTTATCGTGGTGGTATATCCGACCTTACACTCAAGGTGCTATCTTTTCTAGCTATGGTAAGCAAAGACTCGTCATTGAGCTGTAGATTAGCTTTAAGAATTCTTGTTTGAAAATCTCCAGCACTAGTTTTCTCTAACTCTGCTAGTCTTTGATTATAAGCTGCTCTAATGGCTGGTACGTTTTCTAACGTTAAACTGTTTATAGTGCTAGGCCTTGGTGGTATTTGGGTGTCCGCTTTGTTTTCTATTTTTTCTAATCTTTTTGGAAGTGGATCATCTTCTTGTGCTGGATTATCATAGACAACATTGTTAATTACTAATTCCGCCCAATCGTAAGCTATTGTAGCATTAATAGTTAACACATTTTCAGCAGAATAATCTAACTTGTCAAAAGAAACATCAGATATGATTGGATTATATAGCTTCCAAGTTTCTCTAGTATTGCCTTCGGGATCTAGTTCTTTAATATCAAAAGTGTACCAGTCTGCTGTATTAACGGGTTCGCTTTTATTATTATTTATTTTAAAATCCCTATTAGAGTCTTTTTTACCAACAAGGGCAGCAACCATATCATTTTTAAAAGTATAACTACGATATCTAACTAGCCTTTCTGGCTGCGATAATTCTTCTGGATTATAGTAGCCAGCTTCCTGTAGGAATTTATAAAAAAATAATTGTGTAGAAAAGCTAGATTCTCCACCACTTCCATCGGATTCTATTATAGTTGTATTACCATCGCTAAGATATGGTTTTAATAAATAATCAATAGAATTATTTTTGTTATTAGCATCACCTTTTATTTTTCTCATTGAGACATCATACAATGTTATTTTTATTGGCTTCCAAATAACTCTTGTTGGAAAATTAAAAGTATTAGAATATAAATGCTTTGCTTGTACTGTTTTTATTTCATACGATGGTCTATCAACGCTTTTGGCATACCAGAATGGTATAAAATTACCACCTTTTTCTCTTGTGGAATTAGTAAAATTTTTTTCAGAAAAAGAAACAACCCAACGATGCTGCTGTTTTGGCAAAGCACGCGTTGGGTCATTCCAGAAAGCCATAGTAGTGTCCTCGTTTTTAGTAATTAGACACTAAATAAAAATTGTTATAAAATTTGTTAGCGACCAATATACTCGGCCCAATCATATCTAAATGTAAACTCTGCTGTTAGAATTGCTTCGGCAGCGTAATCTAAATTGTTTAGGGCAGCGGTTGTCACAAATGCTTGGTTAAGTGTCCAAGTGTCAACAGAAGTTCCGTTTGTGTTAAGCACATCAATTATAACATTTCCTGCTTCAGCAACAGCACTAGGTTTCCCAACTGTTTTAAATTGAGCTGGGGCTGACGGCACAATTCTTGGAGTAAGCCAACCAGATTTTTCTAGATAATTATAAACAGCTTTTGAAACATTTGTACCGCCATCTGCGGCGTCAACAAACTTAATTTTTACTTGATTCCAAGAAACTTTGCCGGGAAAATGAAAAGCTTTATCTAAGAAATCTACTTTTGTACCATCAGTGACAGTCCAAACTGGTCTATCAGCTGATTGTGCTAGGTAAGTAGCATCAGAACCTAGTTTGCTAAATGTCACTTTAAATTTATATTGACGCTTTGGATCTAATGTTGTTGAACTCCAGAAAGCCATATTTTTATTCTCCTAATAAACTTTATTATTCGCTAAATGCTGCACCAGAGTTGGTGACTACGAAGTCAATAGCAATAAACTCAATTGCTCTGGTTGGCTTTAATAAGATCTTGCAATAGAGTGTATTGCGATCAATTAAATCCGCAGTGGTTGTTGTAGAATCAAGAATAACTCTTGCATCATCAAGACCGAAGTTGTTCTTGATATTTTGTAGGAATGGTTCAACAACACCAGTAAAGCTTCTCCAAGTATCTTCAACGTTTGGTTCAAATAGAATACGCGTTGCTGCTCTTGAAATTTCCTTCTTTACGAAGTTTAGTAATCTACGAACGTTTACACGATCAAGTGCGCTTGGTGTTTGTTGTAGCGTCTTTTGACCAAAGATTACTACGCCTTCATTTGGGAAGGAAACAATTGGGTTAATATTTACATCATATAGTGCATCACGATCACTTGCATTTAGCTGAAGCGCTGTGCGGCTAACGCCAACACCAGAGGAACCCTCAGTTAAACCACCACGGTTGAAGCCAGCTGGCGCAAACCAAACTGCGGCGCGGCCTTCAGTACCACCAAAGGCACCAAGGGCAGCTACCGATGCTGGCATAAAGATGCTTTCACTTGCAACGAATACAGCTGGGAAATAAGCTGCACCGTAGCTGCTATCGATAGCTCTATCGGTTAAGCTTGAAATTGTGCTAGTGACAGATGTTGGTTTTTGTTCTGCACCATATCTGGTTGTATTCTCGTAAGCGTACTTGTAATCGCCTTCTAGATCAATTACGGCCATTGCATCACCGCGTAATTGGCAAACTTCAATCATGCGTGAAGTTAGAGTCTTGTTCTTAAGACCGGGGACTACAAGTAGATTCATATCAAGAACTTCAGGATCAGCGACAATGTCGATTGCGCGCTTTACTGAACGGTAAGCCGCGCTATTTAGCTCGCTAACGTTTGAAGTTAGAATTGCTTCATTGATAAATGGTTCTCTTTCAAAAATATCAATGCCATCAAAACCACCAAACATTGGCATATTGAAGCCGGAAACATAACCAGCAGTTAATACGTCTGTGGTATTGTATGTGCCGCTAGCATATTGTTTAATATCGTTGTTTGTTGATCCACTGATGAATCTTGTTGAGAAAAGAACATCCGCTGCAACGCTTACTGCTGGTTTTTGTCTTAAAATTTCAATAAGATCAGCATTGTTTGTTGGATGCGCAACAAGACCAAATCTTGTTGATTTAGCGGTATTGCCATTAACAGTAGAGGTTAACATTGACGCCGTTGCGTGGCTTGCAGTTAAACCATCTAGTGTACCAAATGAAGGCACGCCCTTGATGAAGAAGCCGTGTGGTAGAGCGGTTGGTGAAATGTCATCGCTTGCCATTTCTACTCTAACATAAGCAGAACGGTTTGGATAATTACCAACTTCTACGTAGTGTAGATTTGTGGCATCCCAGTATCTGTAAGAATCACCAATTCTCTTGGCGATATAATCGTCAGAAGCGACATCAAGATTTACACCGTTGAAACGCTCAAGAACAACAGATGTCGCATTTGATGTTTCAAATAGTTTTCTAATCACAACATCGAATGTACCATATTTTGTGACAGCTGTGTTTCTTGAAGCGCGAACATTTTCAATTGAGATTTTAATTTCGTTTGTTAACGAAGCGCCGCTTTCAAGGCCAAGGAAACGGAAAAGTTGTGATGGTACAACGCCGTCTGCATGGTCATCGGCCACCCAGCCAGATTCAGCATTGATTGCGCCGCTTGTAAATGTTTTCCAAGCGCTTTGGATTTCGCTAAGTGGCTTTAAATAAATTTGTGTGTGTGCAGATGAAATTGATTTTTCAAATGTTTCACCGATAAAGTATTTATCGGCGTATATTCTTGTTGGGTTTGTGTTGAGAACGTCTCTTGCATAGTTTACAGATGATTCTTTGAGTGAAACTTTAAATTCTGTTGCGCCGCCTACAGCACCTGAGACTCTTAGTGTCACGCTATCGCTGCTATCTAGTGAAGAGGAGCCGCTTGCAACCCAACCACCAACTGATTTAGAAAGTTGTAGAACGCTACCGGATGTATAAACAATTG